TATGATTTACAATTCAACAAAGCTTTTCTTGATCCCATCAAGATTATTCTAGACTGTATGGGATGGAAAACAGAAAAGACCAGTTCACTTGATGATTTTTTTAACTAAGGTGTAAAATGAGTATTCTTGATAAAATCAAAAAGAATTCCAGTATTAAAGATTCTGCAATTCTATCCAAATCGAAGTTCTTTACCGATAAAGACATGATTTCTACTAGTATTCCTGCAATTAATATTGCATTATCGGGTAAACTTGATGGCGGTCTTACACCTGGTCTTACTATGTGGGCAGGTCCAAGTAAACACTTTAAGACAGCATTCAGTTTGTTAATGGCGAAATCTTATTTGGAGAAATATGAAGATGCAGCACTCTTATTCTATGATAGTGAATTTGGCACACCACAATCTTACTTTGATTCTTTTGGAATCGATACTGATAGGGTACTTCATACTCCTCTAACAGATATTGAACAACTTAAATTCGATATTATGACTCAAATCACCAATGTTGAACGTGGTGACCATTTGATTATTGTAATTGATTCTATTGGCAATCTGGCTTCAAAGAAAGAAGTTGATGATGCTCTTGATGGTAAATCTGTTGCTGATATGTCAAGAGCAAAACAAGTTAAATCATTGTTTCGTATGGTAACTCCACATTTGTCATTGAAAGATATTCCTATGATTGTGGTAAATCATACATACATGGAAATTGGTATGTTCCCCAAAGCAATTGTCGGCGGCGGTACCGGTTCTTATTATTCAGCTGATAATATCTTTATTATTGGTCGTCAACAAGAAAAAGATGGAAAAGAAGTCGTTGGTTATGATTTCATAATCAATGTGGAGAAATCAAGATATGTTAAAGAAAAATCTAAAATACCTGTTACTGTATCTTTTGATGGTGGCATCAGCCGTTGGTCTGGTCTCCTTGAATTGGCTATTGAATCCGGACACGTTGTCAAACCCTCTAACGGATGGTACTCTAAAGTCAATATCGAAACCGGTGAAGTAGAAGAAAAAAGATATAGAGAAAAAGATACTGATACTAAAGATTTTTGGTTACCAATTCTAAATGAAAAATCATTTAGAGTTTTTATTGAAAACAAATATATGGTATCTTCTGGAGATATTATTAAACAAGAGGATTATGAGGAGGTAGAAAATGATTGAAGGTATTGATTATCAATATATTTACCCAGCAAAAGATCCCTCAGCAATTCACATTGAATTGTTGCAAGGCCCTTATGTTGGTACTGTATTTCAATATGGCAAGGTAAAATTTGAAGAAAAAGATGAAAATGTCTATTTACTTTTTGGATATGATGTGATAGAATCCACAGTATCAAAACCAAAAAAGTTGGAGAAAGATTCGGATTTCAAGAACCACATTGGTGATTTGTTGGTTGAGATTATGTCTGGGAATTTAGAGCAGGATATCATAGATGAGAGTGGAACAACTGATACTGAGGAATCTAATTTATAATGAAGAATATTTTCGTAAAGTATTACCTTTTCTAAACAAGGAATATTTCAATGGTACAGATAAACTCTTATTTGATGAAATCTCCGGTTTCGCGGCCGAATACAATTCTCCTCCTTCGGCTGCAGCAATCTCAATATCCATTAAAGAGAAGAAAACTCTCACAAATGATGAAGTGGAGAAGTCCGAAGAATATCTGGATGAATTACATAGACTTGATATTAAGAACACTAATCAAGAATGGCTCGTCAACAAAACGGAAAAGTTTTGTCAAGAGAAAGCAATTTATAATGCAGTCCTTGATTCAATCACAATTTTGGATGGAAAGGACAAATCCCATGAAAAGGGTGCCATACCAAAGATTCTTTCTGATGCGTTAGCGGTAAGTTTTGATAATTCTGTTGGCCATGATTATCTAGAAAATTCAGATGAACGATACGAATTCTACCACAGAAAAGAAGAAAGAATACCCTTCGACCTTGATTATTTCAACAAAATCACAAAAGGTGGTCTCCCAGCCAAAACACTTAATATTGCCTTGGCTGGAACTGGCGTCGGTAAGTCTCTTTTTATGTGTCATGTGGCTGCCAGTTGTATGGTACAAAGCAAAAATGTTCTTTATATCACTTTAGAAATGGCAGAAGAGAAGATTGCAGAACGCATTGATGCAAATCTACTCAATGTTAAAGTTGATGAATTGGTTAATCTCGACAAAGAAACTTATGATAAAAAAGTTGCAAGAGTTAAGAGTAAAACCACAGGTAAATTGATTATTAAAGAATACCCAACCGCATCTGCATCCACATCTCATTTTAGGACTTTATTGAATGAACTACATCTTAAACGCAATTTCAAGCCTGATATTATCTTTATTGACTATCTTAATATCTGCACTTCTTCTCGTATTAAACCTGGTGCTAGTATTAATTCCTACACATACGTCAAATCGATTGCGGAAGAACTTCGTGGACTTGCGGTCGAATATGGTGTGCCTATCGTTAGTGCTACACAGACTACAAGGTCGGGATTTACGAGTTCTGATCCAGGATTGGAGGACACTTCTGAGTCTTTCGGTTTACCAGCGACCGCGGATTTAATGTTTGCTCTTATCTCTTCTGATGAACTGGAAGAGTTGGGACAGATTATGGTCAAACAATTAAAAAATCGGTATAATGATCCAACATATTTAAAAAGATTCACTTTGGGTGTTGACAGAAGTAAGATGAAGTTGTATGATGTGGAACAATCCGCTCAAGAAGGATTGGCTGATGCTGGATATAGTAAATTTGATAATGATAAACCAAGAAATAAGTTTGAAGGTTTTAAAGTATGAGTTTTGATAAAGATGATGCAATTTATGTTTCTGGTGTATTTGAAGATTACTTTGGTAACTTTGAACGCATTGACCAATACATGAAGGACCAAAAATTAAATTCATTGTCTGGAATGAATATGAATACTTTGTTTCCACCAGAAGAAGATTTGTTTTCTGATTTTTCTATGCATCCAAATGATATGGATTTTGATGTAATGGCTGTACCAAATGATACTTGGGATACCCTATTGAATATTACATCTTCACATATTAATTCTGCATCTCCTGGAAGAAATCTTAAATTAGCTGTCGTTGAAAAAAACTCTGGTAAATTTGTTGGTTTTATTCGTCTTGGTTCACCAATCATTAATTGTAAACCCCGTAATGAATTACTTGGCCAAGTGTTCACCCAAACAAAAGAAGGTGCTTCAAGATTTAATAACTCATCTATGATGGGTTTTGTTATTGTACCCGCACAGCCTTTTGGATATAATTATCTCGGCGGTAAACTATTGGCTGCAATCTGTTGTTCACATACAGTAAGAGAAATTTGTAATAAGAAGTATAACATGAACCTTTGTTTATTTGAAACAACCAGTTTATATGGTAGTTCTAAAACAGTATCACAATATGATGGTATGAAACCATATATTCGTTTCAAAGGTTTGACTGAATCCGATTTTCTTCCAATGATGCATGGAAAACCATTTGAGGACTTAAAAACCTTTATGGAAGAAAAGGTTGGAAAACTTGTGGATGATGGAGCTTCTAGTAGAAAACTTAAAATTTCACAAAGGATCATTGCTTTGACTAAGCAGGCTCTAAAAGGTTCAGCAGAATTAGAACATTTTTTAAAAATAATTGAAAAAGCCAAATGTTTAACTGAAAAGAAGAGATATTATATTTCGGATTATGGTTTTAAAAATTATATTGATTATGCCAATAACAAAACCGATGAGTTGATTAAAGGTGAAAACTATGAAAAGTTTGAACTAGAGAATATCATTGAATGGTGGAGAAAGAAGGCAGTTAATCGTTATGAAACATTGAATTCAGAAGGTAGATTGAGGTCCGAACTTGAAGTGTGGACATCAGGAAAAAACATTGATATTATTAGATAAATTTAGATAAATAGTTTTTATTTACAGTATAATATCATGACAGATACAACCTCATTAGCGGAATCATCACAAGCATTTTTCTGTGCAATTGCAGATTATCTTACAATCAAAGGTAAGAATTTGAAAGATTTTCTTGATCCTAAAGATAAGTCCAAAGGCCTTGATACTTTTACAGGATTTGAATCTAAATGGAAAAAAGAATTTAAAAATAAAAGTGACTCTTTACCCGCCATATATGAAAAATTCACAGAGGCTGCATCAGGATCAAAAATAATACCATATGGTGAAATTGAGGGTTTCCTTATGGTTGATAAGGGTTGGTATACTAGTTCCTGTCTTATTGGAAAAAAACTTGTTGAAGATATTTCTTCAATATCCACAGGATTTAATAAAAAACCTAGTACAAGTGATGTTTGGTATTTCCGTGGTGATAAGGATGTTATGAAAAATATTGAAGATTTATTTAAAATTGCAAATAAGAATAAACCAGACCCAAAATTTGGAGATGTTAATAAATGGTCTCCCGCCGACATTTATTTTGCCACAGATAAAGCTAGAAATCGAATAAGAGCTAATGTTAGTGATTATGTTAATGGCAAAGGCAAAGCCTACGGATTTGATATCATGAATAATATGATAAATGAATTAATTGAGTCTGGTGATTTATTGCCTATATCGTTAAAGAAACAAACAAGTGCAGTAACGATTAAAAAAGTCAATTTCGACAGAGCCCACGAAGCTTCAGAAATTCTAAAATTTGGATTTTATGGATTCAGAAAAGAATGGAAAAAATATGAATTGGCCAACCCACAGACAAGAGATTTGCAGATAAAATTTTCCTCATCTGACAGAGAATCAATTAAGATTAGACATGATGCCTCCACTGCTGCTATGAAAGCTGAACTCGAAAGTAAAGACCTGATGGCTAGAGGTGGATCCATTGGTTCTTGGAAAATATTTTGTGATATTTTAGGTCTCATTGATACAAAGATTGCTTCGGAAGAACTCAGATTGTATAATGTTGCCAACGAGAAGTATAAAAAAGAAGCAAAAAAACTCAAAGATGAATTTTTAGAAAAATCTAAAAGAATGACTAATCCAGCCGCAGTCAAATTAGCTAGAGAACAATTTGATAAGGATAGAGGAGCCTTAGATGCTATGATGGTAACAAATGTAATATTTCCTCCTTTAATAAAATGGCTTAAAGATAATTCCGGAGATAAAAATAATAATCCGGACTATGTTTCACCGGCTGACAGATTCATGCAAGAAATTTATAAATATGCAACTTCGAGAACCCAAGACTCGGGAAGATTTATTATAGCAAAATAGGTGAAATTATGAGTGCAACTGTGATTATACCCACCACAGGTGAAGGTGAGGTACATTATGCTATTGAATCTGTTTTAGACCAAACACTAAAAACAAAGATATATTTGGTGTGTGATGGTGAAAAATTCAGACCAAAAGTAGAGAAAATTCTAGAAGATTATGTTATTCCTGGTGAAGAAGAACAAATAAAAGTATGCTATCTTCCACTTAATGTTGGTGCTAATGGTTTCTATGGCCATAGAATTTACGCAGCATTCACACATCTTATTGATACAGATTATGTTCTCTATTTGGATCAAGATAATTGGTATGAAACAAATCATGTAGCTTCTTGTATCAGTACCATTGAAACCTATAATTTAGATTGGTGTTACTCACTCAGAAATATTTACAATAAGAGTGCAGAATTTGAATGTAGGGATGATTGTGAGAGTTTGGGTAAATGGACACCATACACAAATTACAATCACATAGATACTAACTGTTATTGTATTAAAACCCCTATTGCAATTAAATTGGCATCAGTTTGGCATGGTGGTTGGGGCCAAGATAGAGTATTCCTATCTGCAATATCTCAACACTTCACTAATTATGATTGTACTGTTGATTATACTGTAAATTATCGTTTGGATGGAAATCCTGGTTCTGTAACTGCCGATTTCTTTAAAAACGGTAACAATGTTGTAAATGAAAAATATAATGGAGATTTTCCGTGGAACCACAAAAAGACGCTGTAATTGGATTTATCACTGGTTATAATTTTGACAAATTAAAGCCTTGGGTATACTCACTAATTGATTCTGGATTTGAAGGCGACAAATATATGGTCGTCTATGATATTGCTGATGATGTAAATGAAAAACTTGATAGTTTAGGTTTTAGGGTTATTAAATTTGAAAAGACAGAACCTTTTAATATTGTAGTGACCCGTTTCTATCATCTTTGGTATATCCTAAGTCATCTTAAAGAAGAGTACCGTTGGGTAATCTCAACCGATGTTGCTGATGTCATTTTCCAATCCAATCCATCCGAATGGTTGGAAAATAATATGGGTTGGAGTCATAGAATTTGTGTTGGTTGTGAAGGACTCGAATATCGTGATGAACCTTGGGGTCTTCAGAATATGAAACTGTCATTTGGTAATGATATTTTATCAACAATGATTGACAGACCAATTTACAATGCAGGTTCTTTTGCTGGTGATCATGGTGCCATTAGAGATTTGGCTTTGAATGTGTTCTTATCTTGTCAAGGTTCACCTTTACATGTGCCAGGTGGTGGAGGACCAGACCAGGCCGCACTTAATGTAGTTTTGTCTATGGAACCTTGGTCAGACTTTACCAATTTCACCGACCACACACATTCTTGGTCTGCACAATGTGGAACAACTGTCGATCCCAATAAAATTGAAGAATTCAGACCGAATATTATTGATTGTGAACCGACTTGGGATGGTGAATTTGCATATAACCCGGAAGGTGAAAAGTATTGCTTGGTACATCAATATAATAGAGTACCAGAATGGAAAAATGTAATTGAGAAGAGATATGACAGATAATATTACTGTAGTTACAGCATTCTTTGATATTGGTCGAGGGAATCTACCACACATGTTTCGTGGTAGAATTCTTCCAGTACACCAACATCGCTCAACTGAGACTTATTTTGAATACTTCAGGAATCTAGCACAACTGAAGAATGATATGGTAATTTATACCACAAAAGATTTTGCGGAAAGAATTAACAATATCAGAAAAGAATATGATTTGGATGATAGAACCAGTGTTATGGTTTTACCTTCATATTTACCAGAAACTTATAGTGAGATTAGAGAAAAAATCCAAAAAATAATGGATTCAGAAGAGTTTTGGAATAAGGTAACAAATCCACATCTTATTGAATATTGGCATGTAGATTATGTTTTGATTAATATTTTTAAAGCTCTATATGTTTCACACGCAATCAATTCTAATATGGTTAATGATGATTTGGCTGCATGGATTGATTTTGGATATTGTCGTTCAACAGATACCATTCCCGAACCAAAGCAATGGCAATATCCATTTGATGCAAGTAAAATACACTTGTTCAATATGCGTGATATTGATCCCGAACGTACTATTGATGATATAATTTATACTGGTGATGTATATACACAAGGATGTCACATTGTTGCTGGAAAAGAAAAGTGGCCATTGTTTATGCACCTCATGTTGAGAAGTTTGAATGTTTTGGTTGATAACAATCTCATTGATGACGACCAAACACTAATGTTAATGTCATATCTTTCTAAACCAGAACTTTTTGAATTACGGAGAAACGATCCGAACGATTGGTTCAGAATTTTTAAGGACTATAATAATGCTTAATATTATTTACAGATTGTGTGAAAATGAAGCTGATGGTAATCTAAGAGATATACGACCAACATGGTTTAATAAATTTAAATGTTTAGAATCATTTCTACACTCGGCCGATTATGCAAATGACAATATTGGTAAGATTGTTTTTGTTCATGATGGACCTGAAGGAAAACTCTTGGATGCAATACCATCAAAATATGATGTGGTAAAAATTTATGACAAGGATAATCTTAGTAGTTTGTTGAAAACATTTGATATTGCTAATGAAATCGGTGGTGACATTTATTTTGTTGAAGATGATTATCTACACACTCTTTCTTCTATAGAAAAAATTGCAAAGGCACTACCCAGATTTGGTCTAGTGAATGGTTATGACCATCCGGATAGGTATTTCAGAACGGATGATGATTATTATGAATTAAAAATCTGTTTTGATAAAGAAAGTGATACACACTGGAGGACATCAGAATCTACCTGTTGTACATTTGCAATATCAGAAAATATTTACAAGTTAATTGAATATGACTTGAGGCGATTTGGTCTGAATGATAGAGGTTTGTTTAGACACCTACACAACAAAGCAATTCCATTGTGGACTGCTATACCGGGAATAACTTCACAGATTGATTTGCATATGTCTCCTGGTGTTAATTGGGAATTTATTAACGAAAGCTTATGATTACAGTATACTCTCCAAGAATTCATAATTTGGGTGATTTTGCCCATTGTTTACCTGCGCTATCTGGATTATATAAGAAAACCGGTGAAAAAATATCATTCGGTATATGTGATAGATTACAAAGATTTAAAGGTATAAAAGAACTTTTACTAAACCAAGAAATGTTTGGTGATGTATACTTTATGTCAGAAAGATCAATGGGTACTGAACTATATCTTATTGTAGATGACCATGGGGATGATTCTGAAGAAAATATTAATGCAATGGCAGCTTATCGTAATGTAAATTATCTCAATAAACATTACAATCTAGATATTGAAATTGATAATGATTTTGAATTAAATGTTCCTGAATTGGATATTGATTATTGTAATGACAAATTTTTGGTGGGTGACAGATGGTCTCCTAGTGATGCACCGGATGTGGATGACCGAAGAAAATCAAATTTATTAAAATCGAGTGGTTTATTCGATGATGATCGATTTAAATATCTTGACTATTCGAATGATTTGGTGTATAATTGTTCTTTGATTAAATACAATTCAAATCCTTTTTATACAACTTTCACAGGAACAGGAATTCTATCGGATTTGATGAACAAAGAAACATATATTCTATACGACGATGATGTTTCAATGTGGGACGGTAAGCCCGTTGAATATTCATTCAATTTACACTACATAAAGAATAGAAAATCCAAATTGAGATATATTAAAAACTTTGAGTTTAAATAATATGGAAACTTTAAAATATAAAGGTAAGAATTATCCAAAATTACAAGAACAGGGAAATGCATCACAATTTGCTATACCGTTCGCCAAACAGTTCTGTCGCGGCCTTGGAGTTGATATAGGCTGCAATAGACAGGAATGGTGTTTTCCTGGTGCAATAGGAATTGATTTAAATTTTTTCGATGGTAATGACGCATATGAATTTCAATATGATAAATTAGATTATGTATATTCTAGTCATTGTTTGGAACATTTGCCTGACTGGGTTACAGCACTAGATTACTGGACTTCAAAATTGAAAAAAGGTGGAGTTCTTTTTCTCTATCTTCCCCATTACGATCAAGAATATTGGAGGCCTTGGAATAACAGAAAACACCTTCACATATTCACATCAAAGATAATCAGAGATTATATGATTGATCGTGAATATATTAACATCTTCTATTCAGAAAAAGATTTGAATGATTCATTTATGGTTGTTGGTGAGAAGACATGAGTTTATCAATTTCCTGTATTGATACATTAAACTATGATAAATCATTACATGCTATCAAGAGAACTATTGAAACATTAAATAAAAAGGTTTTTATTGATCGCATCTATTGGTATAGTGATAAAGAAATTGGATCATTTTATCAAGGTATACCAGTAACACATTATAAAATTCCTCCTTTAACCGGTCAATTAGATTATTCCACAGTTGCATTAAAAATTGCACCAACTGTATGTACGCAAGATTATGATATCATTGTACAATATGATGGATATGCAGTTAATACTGATGCATGGACAGATGAGTTTTATAACTATGATTATATTGGTGCAACTTGGGATGACGGAATCATTGGCAACGGTGGATTTTCATGGAGATCAAAAAAATTATATGATGCAATGTTAAGTGAGAATGTAAAAATCCGTTATGTAGATTTTTCACCAGAAATTGTAGATAGACCTTTTTATTATAGTGTAGATAGTAGGGGTGAAAGGTTTTTACCTGAAGATGTTGTTATTTGTAGAATTTATAAAGATAAATTTGAAAAATGTCACAATATAAAATATGCAACATGTGAAATTGCAGACAGATTCAGTATAGAAAATCATTCATATATATCTCCATGGACAGGAAAACCAAATCTTTGGTTAGGTAAAAGTTTAGGTTTTCATGGAAAATATGGTATTCTAAGTTTATATAATTTGTAGGGAGAATAAATGAAAATTTTTATTACTGGTATTGCAGGATTCTTGGGCAGTCATCTTGCAGACAGGATGTTGGAATTAGGACATGAAGTTTCTGGTAATGATACACTAATCGGTGGTTATCTAGTTAATGTTCCTAAGGAAGCAACATTTTATGAAATCGATTGTTGTGATCTTGATTCAATGGCAAGAGCAATCGAAGGCAGTGATGTAGTAATTCATGCAGCTGCAACGGCTCATGAAGGTCTTTCTGTATTCAGTCCAAGTTTCATAACAAAGAATATATTTGAAGCTTCTGTTGCAACTATTTCTGCTGCAATACAGAATAAAGTAAAGAGATTCGTCTATTGTTCTTCAATGGCAAGATATGGTGATATAACCATTCCTTTCCATGAATATGATATTCCCAAGCCAAACGATCCTTATGGTGTCGCCAAACTTGCTGGAGAGGAAGTTCTAAAGTTACTTTGTGACACACATGATATGGAATGGAATGTTGCTGTTCCACATAACATTGTTGGTGCTCGTCAACGATATGATGATCCTTTCCGCAATGTTATGAGTATTATGATTAATCGTAATCTACAAGGAAAACCTTCCATCATCTATGGTGATGGTCTACAGACTCGTTGTTTTTCTCATGTCGATGATTGTGTCTTTTGTCTGGAAAAGTTAGCACTTGATCCCAATATTGTCGGTGAAGTTGTCAATATTGGTCCTGATGAAGGCACTATTACTATCAAGGAACTGGCAGAAATTGTTGCAGAAGAACTTAATTTTAATGAACCTCCAATTTTCCTACCAGATCGTCCAAGAGAAGTTAAACACGCTTCATGTTCGGCTTTAAAAGCAATTGATCTTCTTGATTATAACCAGACTGTTGATGTTCGCCGTTGTGTTCGGGAAACCATTGAATATATCAAAGAACATGGTGTAAAAGAATTTGATTATTCATATCCACTTGAGATTGTAACAGAAAATACACCGGCCACTTGGAAAGATAGATTGATGTGATGATTAAAATCTTTGTTCATGCTACAGATATTACTGGTGATATTGACATTACACTAGAACAAATTGAATTATTGAATTCGACAGGACTTCTTGATGTATCTGAAGTTGTTCTTTGTTCACATTATAATGAAAAGAATTTTACTGATTTGATTAAATATTTAAGTTATCACAATCCAAATCATAATTTCAGACATTTTGATGAATGTTACAAAGATTGGTATGAATATACTACTTGTTTGGAACTCCAAAAAGAATGTAATGAATCTACAGAAGAGTTCTATGCATTATATCTACATAACAAGGGTTCATTTACACAAACAGTTGGCAACTACAACTGGAGAAAGTATATGGAGTACTTCTGTATTGAAAAGTGGAAAGAATGTGTTGAAAAACTGGATAGAGGATATGAATTGGTTGGTGCTGCATATCTAGATAATGCACAAGAAGATGAGAATGCACATTACTTTGCAGGTAACTTCTTCTGGGCTAGAAGTTCATACATTAAACGATGTTATCAACTTAAATCTCCTCTAGAAGTTGATTTTCAGCCACAAATGCCAAATCAACCGCATTTGAGATATGATTTGGAACCATGGCACGCTAGTGGTAATCCTAAATGGTTTGAAATGCATCCTGGACCACATCAAAGATGGTATAAGTCGCCAGAAACATATAGAGAAGATTCCAAAGATCGTTGGGTATACAATACCAAATGATATAAATACACTTATAAACAACCATAGTGTGTTGTAACTAATAAGGTAAATCAATGAAATCATTTTTATTCTTCCTTACGGAAGCAGAAGAATCTAAACTTAAACACATACATCACGCTGAAGATAGACCTTTATTACACGGTTCAGAAGGATTCAACCATGCACATAAAGCTTTATTACAAACTCACGAACATATCAAGTCTGGTGGAAATAGTTCACATCTTACAATGAAGTATGATGGTTCACCATCTATTGTTTTTGGCCATCATCCTGAAACCGGTAAATTCTTTGTTGCATCCAAATCAGCATTTAATGTTAATCCAAAAATTAATTATAATCACGAAGATATAAAGAAAAATCATGGTCATGCTCCCGGTTTGGTTGAAAAATTACATGCAGCCCTAAATCACTTACCTAAAGTTGCACCAAAAACTGGTGTATATCAGGGTGATATGATGTACACTGATGGTGATAAGAAAGAAACTAAAAAAGGAGTTTCATTTACACCCAACACTATCACATATACTGCTAAGGGTGAAAAGGGAGATAGAATTCGTCGTTCTAAGATGGGTGTTGTTGTGCATACACAATATCATGGTAAAGATTTGCAATCAATGAAATCTGACCCACATCCAGATGTTCATAATTTTGGCCAGCATCCTGATGTTTGGCAACAATCTGCTGAACATGATACAAGAAATATTCATTATTCTGAAAAAGACCAACAAGAATTCCATAATCATTTAAGTGCAGCTAAAGAGATACATGATAACAATCCAAAAATGTATCATTTCACTTCACCACACCACGGTGATGCAAATCATTTGGCAACATATATAAATCAAACAGTTAGAACTGGGGAAACTCCTTCGGCTGAAGGATTAAAGAAACACATTGAAGAGAAATATAAAAAACTTTCAAGCAAATTGAAAACTCCAGCTGCTGTTGGTAGAAAGACCGCTGAAGCAAAAACTCATACCGACCATATCGAACAGCATAAAGAACATT